TTCAACGCGCTGACAACCGCAATGGGTTCCTATCCCGACAGTCTGGAAATAATCATTTCCACGCAAGCCGCCGACGACAACGATTTGCTTTCGATCCTGATTGACGACGCGTTGCGCGGGGATGACCCGTCAATGATTTGCCATTTGCACGCGGCGCCCGCGGATTGCGACGTGATGGACCCGGTTGCATGGAACATTGCCAACCCGGCAATGAAATACGGCGTGCGTGACCGCGCCGACTTGGAGCGACAGGCACGCGAAGCGGAACGGTTGCCGTCGCGGCAAGCCGCGTTTCGCAACTTCGTTTTGAACCAACGCATCCGCGCAACGGAGCATTACATCCCGCCCGCGCTTTGGGACGCGTGCAACGGCGAAGTGTTGGAGGAAGTATTCACAAGCGGGACGCCGGTATATGGCGGACTGGATTTGTCGTCGCGGCATGACTTGACCGCGTTTGCGTTGGTCGCGCAGGACGAGGCCGGCGATTGGCACGCGAAGTTGTTTGTGTTCACGCCCGCGGAAACGTTGGTGGAACGCACGCGCACCGACCGCGCACCGTATGACGTTTGGAAACGGCAAGGTTTGTTGGAAGTGTTGCCGGGCGCAATGCTGGATTATGCGGACGTGGCGTTGCGGCTTGCGGAGATTTGCGAAACCTACCCCGTGACCAACATTCAATTTGACCGCTGGCGAATCAAGGAATTGAAATTGCAACTGTCAAAAATCGGGGTGGCGCTTCCGCTTGTGGAAATGGGACAGGGGTTCAAGGATTTTGACGGCGCCGTGTCCGCGCTTGAAGCCGTGGTGTTGAACCAACAATTGCGGCACGGCGGGAACCCGTTGTTGCGTTGGTCCATTGCGAACGTTGCGATAGCGCGTGACCAAGCCGGCGCACGCAAGTTTGACAAGCGGTTGAAAACGCGGCGCATCGACCCGGCCGCCGCCCTGGCGATGGCGTTACGCGGCGCGACGCAACCCACCGAAATTGCATCGGTTGAAACTTTGATTGCGTAGGACTACGGTTGACGCGCGTTCCCCTTCCAACTTCGCAAGCCGCGCCGCGCAACCGGCGCGGTTTTTTTTGGAACGGAAATAACCGGGGATCACGCAACGTCACGCAACGTCACGCGGTTTGCGGGAATAGCCGCTATGCCGTACACGGTGCGCCATGGGCGCGGCGAAACCTGACTTGCGGACGATGATTGCGGCGTGTGAAGCGGCGCCCATGTCGCGCGCCCAAATCGCGCGGGAAGCCGGGTTGAGCCGCGCACACGTGACCATGATTTTGAACGGGGAACGCGGGCGCGAACCGCGGCATGCAACGTTCGTCCGGGTGGAAACCCTGCATGCCCAAGTGTTAGCCCGTGTGAACAAATAACGCGGCAGCGTTCGCGCAGTCCCCCGGGAGTGCGCAAACGTGTCCCGACAGGTCCGCGCCAAATACGTTGACCACACGTTAGACCTAACCACGATGACGGTTCGCGCCTTTGAAGATGAAAAAGGCGTGCGCGTTATTGAAGGCATCGCAACAACGCCGAACGTTGACCGCATGGGCGATGTGGTAATGCCGGAAGGCGCCGTTTTCCAATTGCCAATCCCGCTTTTGTGGCAACACAACCCGGCGCAACCAATCGGCAACGTAACCGCCGCCATTGTCACGCCGGAAGGAATCAAGGTGCGCGCGGAGATTGCCGCGGCCGGCACGTTGAATGCGATTGATGGTCATTGGTCCGAATTGAAAGCCGGCTTGGTCCGGTTTCTTTCCATTGGTTTCCGTGAATTGAAAAGCAAGGCCGGAAAGACGGGCCGTGTTTTCACGTCATGGGAATGGTTGGAGCTTTCCGCCGTCACGATTCCCGCGAACGGCGAAACCGCAATAACTTCCGTGCGCGCTTATGCCGTGCCGACGCGTGACGCGCAACCGCGTCCCGTATGCGCCGCCCACGTCCACCAAGCAACCGCAAACATTGGCAGCGCATCCGCCGCCGCAACCGTTGTTCGCAACGGGGCCGCACCCATGAAACTTTCCGAAAAAATCGCGGCGAAGCAAGCCGCAATCGTGGAATTGAAAGACCGTCTAAGCCTGTTGACCGACGACGAAACGGACGGCGAGCTTGACGAACAACGCCAGGCCGAGATTGAAGAATTGTCGGTCCAAATCGAAAGCGAAACGCGCCAACTTGGTTCGTTGCAGGCCGCGGAACGTTCGTTGGCATCGCGCGTGAACCTCCCGACCGTGCCGGCCGTTGTTGTGCCGCGTAGCGTTTCGATTGTCACGCCGAAAGCCGCCGTGAAAGGTGACTTGATTTTCAAGGCACTAACCGCCGCGTTCTATTCGCACAACGAACGCCGCCCGTTTGACGACGTGTTGCGCGCGTATTACCCGGGACACACGGAGCTTGAAGCGTTCGTCAAGGCAACCGCCGCGCCCGCTGACACCGTGACGCCGGGTTGGGCCGCGGAGCTTGTGGCAACGACCGTTGGTGATTTTCTGGATTCGCTGCAAGGCATGTCCGTTTATGCCGCGCTATCCGGGAAAGGCATTCGCTTTTCGTTTGGCCGCGCCGGCAAGGTTGTTGTGCCGGGCCGCGCCACGACTAACAGCGAGCTTGCGGGCGACTGGATCGGGGAAGGCGCACCAATCCCGGTCAAGCAAGGTTCCATTTCCGGTGTCACGTTGACCCCCAAAAAGCTTGCCGTCATTTCCACGTTCACGCGTGAATTGGCGATGCATTCGACGCCGCAAATTGAAAGCGTTATCCGGTCAATGATTTTGGAGGACACGGCGGAAGCGTTGGACAAATTCCTTGTGGACGCCGTTGCGGCATCCACCGTGCGCCCTGCCGGTTTGCGTTTTGGTGTCACGTCCACGCCGTCAAGCGGCGCGACTGCCGCCAACATCAACACCGATCTAAAGGCATTGATGACGCCGATTTTTGCCGCGGGTGGCGGGCGCCGACTTGTGTTCATCATGCATCCCGTCCGCGCCGCCGCCCTGGCGATGGTGCAAACCGCAAGCGGAACGCCGGTCTATCCCGACCTGCAAAACAATAATCGGTTGCTTGGTTACGAAGTCATTACGTCAACCAACATTCCGAGCGACATTGTTTTGCTTGTGGATGCCGCCGACTTCGCAAGCGCGACGGGCGACGTTCCGGCGTTCGACGTGTCCGACGTGGCAACGCTACACATGGCCGACCCGGCAAGCCCGATTTCCACGGCCGGCACGCCAAACGTTGTTGCCGCCCCGGTGCGTTCGTTGTGGCAAACCGCAAGCATCGGTGTCCGCATGATTCAAGACCTTTCGTGGGCCATGCGGCGAACCGGAATGGTCACGGCGCTTTCCGGTGTTGCGTGGTGAATCAAACGTGCGGCGCGGCTGAAAGGTCGCGCCGTTCGTTTAAGCGGAGGACCGAAACATGGAACGCCTGACATTGCGTGAATGGATCGAATTAATTTGGCGCGTGATGCTGATTGTTTTAGTTGCGTTGCTGATTGCCGTTTTGTGGAATTGGCCGAAGGCAACGCACCTGCCAACACTCCCCGGCGCGTCGCAACTCCCCGTTTATATGCAATGCACGCCGACGACGAACCCGCCGCCGGCACGCAGGTAACGAACCGAAGCGTGCGCCCGGCCACGTCATAAAACCCGGGCCAAGTGTCGGCGCCCATGGGACGCGCGACACACGGCGCCGGCCGCGCCCCCTGTCCGCCGGCCGGCGCCAATCTTTTAACCGGAGGATGCCGCCGTGATGCTTTGGGTTTTCAAACGCGACCCCGCGTTGAACAACGCGCAAGGGTTCGTTGACGTGCCGGACGTGTTGGCCGACCGGCTAATTCAGGAAGGCAAAGCCGCCGCGCAATATGACTTGACGTTGGAGCGCGAGCCGGAACAACCCGGCGACGGCGAGGAACCAACCGTGCGCGTCGCCAAGGCGAAGGCGCGACAGGAGGCAACCGAAGCCGGGCGCGAAACGGACGCGCCGCAGGACGCCGCACAAGGCGATTCCGAAGCAATGGAAAACGGCATGCGACGCGGGCCGGGCCGCCCGCGGAAGGCATGACCCATGGCAACCGGGACCGATCTAGCGGCGCGTCAACCGTCACGGTTACGCATGGGGGTGCAACGCATGTTGGCGCGTGCGTTGCCAACGTGGGTTTATCCGGGGCCGGTCACGGCCGAGGGAATCTATACGCAGGACTCCGGGTTTCTGCCGTGGGACTTCACGTTGGGCTATTGGCAGGAAGGTTACAGGGGCCACATAACGCCCGAATGCGCCGCGGTTGAAGCCGGCGTAAGTGCATACGCGCAAACCGCTGCAATGCTACCTGGCGCGCATTGGCGAAGCCTTCCCAACGGTGGACGCGAACGCATTTTGAATTCGTCCATTGCGCGCGTGTTGCGCCGCCCGAATTCCTACCAAACGCGAAGCGACTTCATATTGAACCAAGTTCGCGCGCTGTTTTTCCGCGGCAACTGTTACGCCATTGGGGAATATGACGCGGACGGAAAAGTAACCGCGCTGCATCCGATGATGCCGACCGTTTGCCAACCGTACATTGACCCGGAAACGCAGGACGTTTTTTATTCAATCGCGCCCACGGACTTGACGCCGCGCGATGGACAGGGTTGGCCGTATGACCCGCAACGCATGATTCCGTCGCGGTTTGTGTGGCACGTGAAATTGCACACTCCGCGTTCGCCATTGATTGGCGACACGCCGCTAACCGCCGCCGCCTACGCGATCCATGCGAACAACGCGATAAACACCCAACAAGCGCGTTTCTTTCAAAATATGTCGCGCCCGTCCGGCACGCTCAACACGGAATTAGTGTTGACGAAAAAGCAAGTGGACGAGTTGCGGATGCTTTGGAACGAACAAAGTTCCGGCATGAACATTGGCGGCGTTCCGATCCTGTCCGCAGGTTTGAAGTGGACGCCGCTTTCAATGTCGGCCACGGACGCGCAACTAATCGAATTCTACAAACTCAGCGTCGCGGACATTGCGCGGGTGTTGCGCATTCCGTTGCCGCTGATTGGCGAGCCTGAATCGACATTCGCGAACACGGAAGTATTGATGCAATTTTGGATTGCATCGGGGTTGGGGTTCCTGTTGGAGCATTTGGAATTGTCGTTGGATCAATTTTTTGGTTTGCCTGCCAATGAATATTGCGAATTTGAAACGTCGGCGCTACTCCGTAGCAATTTCAAAGAACGGATTGAGGGTTTGGTGCGCGGCGTCCAAGGCGGCATTTACACGCCGAATGAAGGCCGCAACTTGGAAGGCTTGCCGACAGTGGAAGCCGGCGACGAACCGCGCATGCAACAACAGGTTGTGCCGCTGACTTATTGGGATAGAAAAATGGAATTGGAGGAAGCCGCGGCCGAGCGCGAAGCATCCGCGCCGCCGCCGCAACCCCCTGCCCCACCCGCGGCCAATGACGACGACGACGACGACGACGCGGACCCGGCCGCCGCCGATGCCAAATGGTTTGACGCAATCGTGGGGCGCGGAACATGAAACCGGACGAACGCGAAGCATTAGGCCGCGCCATTGCGCGCGTCATTGACACGCGGGTTGCCGAAATGCGCGAACGCATGGCGGCCATTGAAACGCAATTGGCCGAAGTGCCAACCGCAATTGAACGGTGCGCGCCGCGTGACTTGGTGGAATCGGTGTGTCAGTCATTGGAAACCGCGCACGGCAACACGGAAAAAGCGCAATCCGAATTCCGCGCCGCCCTGGCGGACGTGACGGAACGGTTGGGCGACGTAAACGCGGACACGGAAACGCGCGTGCGCGAAGCATCGGCCGAAGTGTTGGAAGCCGTGTTGCGCCGACAACAGGAAGCCGCGGCCGAAGCAATCGCGAGCATTCGCGATAAGGCGTTGGAAGCGTGGGCGCGCGTTGGGTCCGTCAAAGACGGCGAGCGCGGACCACGCGGCAAGCAAGGCGAACCCGGGCCGCCGGGAACGCTCGCGCAGGTTCGCACGTGGCAAGCCGGGGAGATTTACCGGGCCGGTGAATACGTTTGGCTCCCGCCCGGACACCCGCACGGTTGGGCAATGGCATGCGCCATGTCCGAAACCTACGACATTCCCGGCGACGACGGCGCCCCATGGGAACCGTATTTGTTCCATGGCGAACGCGGCGAGCCGGGCGCGGGAATGCGTTACCGCGGCGCGCACGTGACAGGCGGCGAATACGCGTTGGGTGACGTGGTGATTGGCGAGGCCGGTTCCGCATGGGTGCGCACCGTGGAAGGCGTATCGGACGCGCTACCGGGCGACGGATGGGGATTGCTTGCGAAGCGCGGCGAACGCGGCACACGCGGCAAGCCCGGCGCGAACGGCGCACCCGGCCGTCCTGGCGCGGACGGTGTGGGCATCGCGGACATTGCAATTGAAGGTGACGCGTTGGTTGTGACGTTGACCAACGGCGACGTGAAGGCATTACAAATTCCGGTGTTGTTCGTGAGGGGTGCGCCATGAGACTGATTCGCACCGAATACCACGCGGACACGTTGGCGGCGGCGTTGTTGCCCAAATTCAAAGAGTGGGCGCGCATTGACCACAACGACGACGACGCATTGGCAACGTCCATGTTGGCCGCGGTTATCGCGTCATTGGAGCGGCAATGGGACATTGCGTTTGCGCCCGCGCGCTATGAATGGCGCCCGTATGAAACCAACGCGGTGCCGCCGGATCGGCCATATAACGCGGCATGGCCGTGGCGTGCCGGCTATCCGTCGCCTAGCGCGTGGACTTACGTTCCGGTTCCAATCCGCGGCATTTCGACTTTCAAGGTTCTAAAACCGCCATACACGGGCGGCGCTAATGACGTGTCCGCCAATTTCGTTTTGGCCGGTGATTTGAATTATGCAACCTTCGGGCAAACGTTTTTGCAGGCGAAGGCCGGCACAACCGGGTTGCAACCGGACTGGCAAGTCATTTTGGAAACGGAGGGCATTTATCACGACCCGGAGGACACAAGTTATTTGCCGCCCGCGTTGTGGAACGTGGTGGCGCGTTATGCATTGTTCGTTTGGGAAAACCGCGAAAGCGCCATGCCAACGAATTTGCAGGAAGTGCCGGACTTCCACGACCGCGCTTGGGCAGTCTTTTGGGCGCCGAGGGTTTGAGCCGTGCGCGTCGGGCCATTGCATGACCGGGTGCGAATTGATCGGTGCGTCACGACGAAGGACGCGCTTGGTGCACCGTCGCGTGCATGGGTGGCGCTTTGGACGGCCGCCGCGCAAATCGACACCGTAAGCGGGCGCGAATACTTCACGGGGACGCGCGAGGAAGCCGCGGACTTGGTGCGCATTCGCATGCGTTACCACCCGCTAGGAATGAACATCACGGCGGACGCGCGCGCGGTGGACGTGCGCCGCGGGATCACATACGCAATTCAGTCCGTGTTGTTTGACGACAAACGCACGTTGTTGACGTTGGCGTGCGCATCGGGGGTGGCCGATGGCTGATTATTTTGAAATGAAGGTGGACGGGTTGGCGGACTTGCAACGCAACTTGGCCGAATTCGGAACGGAACGCATCGTGGGCCGCATCATTAAAACCGCGATGCAAGCCGGCGCGCGAGTTGTGCGCCCGCATGGCGCATCCAACGCCAGGTCGCTTGGGTTGGGTGCAATCCAATTTGTGAAGCGCGACCGCAAGGACGGCGGCAGTTATCGCGTTTATGGACGCATCCCGCGCGCTTTGAAAGTTGGCCGCGCATACAAACCCCGCGGGTTCCCGGACCTGTACCGCGTCAACGTGGTTGCGCGTGGGCAACGGCAACCGGGCATCTATCGCAACCGGGCGCCGCATGCGCACCTTATTGAATACGGGTTCAACCACAACCGCCACGGCAAAGGCGGCCCGCACATTCCCGGCCGTCCGTTTCTAGGCCCGGCATTGAACACGACGGCGCCGCAAGTGACGGAACGCATTGCGCAAATCATGGCGCGGGAAATTGACCGGGTGAGGTTCAAAACATGAGCGTTGAAGCGCGCATGTTGGCCGAGCTTGAAGCGTCGCAGGACGCGGCGTTGGTGCGTGCACAAAAAACGTATGGCTACGCGCCGCAGGACGACGAAAAGGAACCGACCCGGCTTCCGTTGTTGGTGCTGCAACGCGCCCAAGCGGAATGGATAACGGACCTTTGCGGCACGCAGGACGGCGCATGTTTCGTGACCGTCATTGTTGTGCACATCGCACGCGGCGCGGAGGAAGCGCGCACGCAGGCACAAGCCGCGCGATTGGTGTTGTTGACCGGCGCGGAGGAACCACAACTAGAAAGCGAAAGCGAAGAATACGATTCCGATTTGCGAGGTTGGTTGGTCACTCAATCATTCCGGGTTTGGGACGACGCCCCGGAAGTTGCAACACCATGAAAGAGGACAACCGCCATGGCTGCTTTTTCAACCAAGGGGCTGACTGTTTGGCTGCAAAAAAAGCCGGGCAGTTCCCCCGCTCCCGTAACGATCACGTCCGCGACCAATGCAAAGCCGTCCGTTGTGACGGTGGCCGCGGGCGATATAACCGACTTCAAAGCCGGCGACGTTGTAATGGTTGCCGGCACCAACTTGAAAGCGTTGGACGGCAACACGTTTGTTGTTGGCACCATCACTTCCAATTCATTCCCGTTGCAGGGAAGCGACGCAAGCGGCGAAACCGCGGGCGCAACGGGCGGCAACCTGACCAACTATTCAACGGCGGACATGGTGGAGTTTTGCGTTTCGTCCATTGAATACGCGCAGGCCGCCGCGCAGGCGATCAATGTTGGAACGACGTGCGATCCAACGGCGCAAATCGCGGGCGAGCCGCAGGCCGGCACCGTGTCCGTCACGGGTTTTCAGGACTACACGAAGGATGGTTTTTTGGAATTCATGCGCGCCGTCAACGACCAATTGCCGCGCATTCTGCAAATCAAGTTGCCGGCGACGGCGACCGCATCCGGCGCCGGGCAAATCGTGTTCCCAAGCGCGACCGCAACCGGGTTTGGCGAAACGTTCACGGTTGGACAGGCCGCCGGCTTTACCGGCGAATTCACGTTGGGGACGAAACCCCTTTATGTGGTGTGACGCATGGATGACAACAGAACCCGCGAAAAAGTGGACGCGCCCGAATTGGGCGCGTCCGTGTTCCTAGTGGAAACGTCGGTTGGCGAGCTTATGCCGTTGTTCGACATTGCCAAGGAAGGCGACACGCCGCGTTTGATGCTGGCGTGTTTGGCGGCATCACTTGAAGTTGACGGCAAGCGCGTGACGGAACCGGAGTTGCGCGCGCTTGGTGCGAAAAAGTGGCGCGCGCTTATGCGACTAGGCCCGCGCGCTTTGCGCATCAATTCGATTATTGACGACACGGAGGAAGGCACGGAGCCGGCGCAAAAAAAACCTTAGACCCCATGCGCCGGGTGTTGCATTTGATTGCGTGCCGCGTGGGGATGCCGGTCTATCGAATCGAACGCGAAATGCCGGCGCATGAGTTGGTGGACTGGATTTTGTTTTTCCAAGCGGAGAACCGGGACAGCGAACCCCGGAGTGTGGATGACATTGGCGGCGATGCATTCGCGGCTGCCATGGGTGCCGACGTTGGAGGGTTGAACAATGGCGAGCAAAGCGGGCCGGCTGCAAATCCAACTTGAATTGGAAGTTGCGCAACTGAAACGCGACCTGGCGGCCGTGTCGAATCAAATCGACCGGAGTTCGCAGGAATGGAAGTCAAGCGTTAGCGCGTTTTCGCAAGGCTTCAAAGATGCATTCAAGTTTGCCGGGATCACGGCCGCGCTTGCCGCAGTCACGGGCGCCGTCAAAAACACCATTGACGAAATGGGGCGCATCGCGGACGAGTCCGCAAAGATCGCGGACACGGCCGAAAACTTCCAACGCTTGGAACATGCCGCCGCGCAATCCGGCGTGGCAATGGAGGACGTGACCAAAAGCGTTGGCAAATTGCAATTGGAGTTGGGGAAGATCGACGCGGGCGGCGGCAAGGGTGCCGCCGCGGCGTTGCAAAACTTGGGCATCACACTTGACGAGTTGCGCAAGCTTTCCCCGGCCGATGCATTCCTAAAGGTCGCGGGCGCGGTTGGCGAGATTCGCGACAACAGCGAACGTGCGGCGACAGGTGCGGCGTTGTTTGGCAAGGGTTGGCAAACCCTTATGCCGTTAATCAAGGACGGCGAACAAGGCATGCGCGATTTGGCGGACTCCGCAACCGTCATGTCCAACGCCGCCGTGGCCGCGGGTGACGAATTCGGGGACGCAATGGGCGCGATGCAAACCGCCGTGCAAACGCTGATTGGTGAAGCGTTGGCGCCCGTGTTGCCCATGCTGACGGCGCTTGCAAACGAAACCCGCGCGAGCGCCGGGGAAGCGGCCAAATCCACGTCGCAATTCGACGCAATGGGAACGTCAATTGAATTCCTTGGAAAGTTTGCCGTTGCGGCTGTAACCGGGTTCAAGTTGTTGGGTTCCGTCATTGAAACCGTTGG